GGATTACGTATTATTATTCGACAAAAACCCGGTTCCCCTATCAGTCGACTTGCTGACAGAGGAACCGGGCAGATTAGTGTCACTATTTGATATATTGTAATGTATATTTATGCGTTTGTCGAGTGTTATGTTTATTATAATAGTTTAGCTAATATTGTGTCCTTTTCTAATGTGCTTAACCCTGTGTATTCGAAACTGTATTGTAAAGCGCTAGCCATTTGAGATAGAGGGTTAACTCCAATCAACACCGCTTCTAGCGTTAAATGATTTATAGTCGCACCTTCTTTACCTCTTATAGTAATTTCACTTGTGTCTCTAATAGTATCCGATTGCGATATTAAAACCGCATTGCTATTTATCACATTATCACCATTACCAAGAACTTTAATATGATATCTTCTTGAAAAGTCTACTTGAAAGCCGCCTGCTTCTAAACTAAAATAGTTAATAGTAAGAATTCCTGTTATCATTTGAATGTTAGTAACGCTTGCGCTAGAATTTACTCTATCGAATGAAATTAAATCCTTTTGAAGTGTGACTGGACATACAATATAAGGTGAAACTAGGTTTTTATACTGCTTAGTGTCCGAAATAATCAAATGGTTGTTATTACCTAACATGTTGTTATTTTGTCCGTTTATTAACATTTTTGTTGAACCGTTGGATCTCACAGTCCATGTGTTATTACCAGTGAAATTGATAAATCCATCGCTATTAAATTTATACTCTGCTATTCCTGTGACACCGTCACTCGCTCCAGTAAAATGACAGTCATTAAATGTTACCGAATTACTAGAGTCAACCTCATTTATTACGTATGTGTGTGTTCGCTCAAAATAACAACCATCGAATTTTAAATTTTTAGCATTTGTAACGTCAATAGTAGCTTTTTCTAATTGTCCACCGTTTTCAAATCTGCAACCTATAAAATTATTAACTTCACTAACTCTTAAATAAACATGCGCCCATTCATGGTTAGTAAATGAACAATTTATAAAATTGTTAGCATTTGAAGTAAAAGCATCTACCATTATTCCATAAGGGGAATCGTTAAAGTTACAATTTTGAAAAATAGACGTTTGCATTAACTTGTTAATTCTAATATTAGATGCTGTTTGTAGTTCAAAAGTAACATTGATAAATTTATTTCCCGCGGTTTCGTTTGTAATGTTAATTTTAATACCGTCGGTACCCCCCCTAAATGTAATATCTTCTATTGTTACAAATATTAAGTATTCTGAGGATTTATTAACCAATTGGGGTTTAGCTAATAGGAGATATTGGTTGTCAATTACAACCCCCGACATGCTTTCGCCTTTTAATGTTACAAAACTGGGAAGTTTAATCGAGTCACTTATATAATAGTGACCGTTTGGGAAATATACACACCCTCTTGACGTTTCTATACTATCAATAGCGGATTGTATAGCTGTTGTATCGTCATGGTTTCCATCACCAATCGCGCCTAAATCTTTAACATTTACAATTTTAAGATTATTAACTTTAGTTGCGCTATTGTCAATATCTTCTTGTAAAGCAGTATCAGCATTTGTTCTAGCTATCGCTTCCGCATCAATAGCATTGTCTAAAGCAGTATCAGCATTTGTTCTAGCTAACACTTCTGCATCAATAGCCTGGTCTAAAGCAGTATCAGCATTTGTTCTAGCTAACACTTCTGCATCAATAGCATTGTCTAAAGCAGTATCAGCATTTGTTCTAGCTAGGACTTCTGCATCAATAGCATTGTCTAAAGCAGTATCAGCATTTGTTCTAGCTAACACTTCTGCATCAATAGCATTGTCTAAAGCAGTATCAGCATTTGTTCTAGCTAACACTTCCGCGTCAATATCTTCTTGTAAAGCAGTATCAGCATTTGTTCTAGCATTAACTTCATTAAGAATTGCTGTTTCAAGTTCTTCTAAAAGAATTTGCATAGAATATATTCTGCAATTGCTCCCTATAACATAAGCATTCCCCGCGTTCATATTAACAGTGACTTCTATTAAATCATTATTCAACCAAACTAAATCACCTATAACACGCACTTTTGTTGCTGTTACAGAATGTCCCTCGTCCTCGGAAGTTATACCATTTTTCACACCTCCCCACAATGCGGAAAAGTTTCCTATTACTGTCCAATATTCCTCCCTATCAATGGATATCCCGCCCGGAACGGCTTGAACACTTAAATAACCATTGCCGCTAACATCAACAACTACTGTGTTTTTTTCATATTGCGTTGTAATATTCCATTGAATAGGGTCTGAATATTTAATTGCATTTTGTGAAATAAAGGTTGTAAAATCATACTGCATTTTTTTAATAGTATTCAAAATCCAATCTAGGTTTAATTCATGAAAATTTGTATACGGAAACTGTTCAAAAACTCCCATATGTCTTTTTCCTCCTTTAGTATATTAAAATACAAAATCTACTTTTAAAACTATCAATGATATAATTGATTACATTGAATTGGACAACTTTTCTTTCTTTTTCAATCATATCTTGAGGTGTAATAACTCCAATACTACCATGCATCGATGCTGTTTGTGTTTTTTCAACGGTTCCAGTATCGGTTATTTCTCTGTTTACATTTCCAGTATCGGTTATTGCTCTGTTAACGCTTCCGTTATCACTCATTGATATGTTAACACTTCCAGTGTCAGTTGTTGCATTATTAACAGTTCCAGTATCAGTTGTTGCTGTGTTAACAGTTCCAGTGTCAGTTGTTGCGGTGTTAACAGTTCCAGTATCTGTTGTTGTATCTGTTGTTTCAACTGTTCCGTCCACTGTGTTTCCCGCTCCCAGTATTTGTTCTGTCTGTTTAGAAAGTGTTGGTGTGGTTTCATTAAACGCGCTTACATATTCTTTTAAAGTATCAGTTCCATTATTTTGTGTTGTTCCTGTTGTAGTGCTGTCATGTTCTGCTGTTCCCGCAAGGTCTCTTGTTTCTCTATTACTTCCATCAAGGTTTCTTGTTTCGTTATTACTTCCAGAAAGGTTTCTTGTTTCAAGTTCACTTCCGGCAAGGTTCCTTGTTTCATTGTTACTCCCAAACAGATTGCGTGTTTCGTTATTACTCCCCGCAAGGTTTCTTGTTTCGCTATTACTTCCGGCAAGGTTCCTAGTTTCATTGTCTGTATATTCTTCCGTTCTATATAGATTTTCAAGAGGTTTATAATCAAACATTGTAGTGTTATAAAGTTTCTGCCAAACAGAAAGTTCTTTTTTACTCCAAAAACCTATCGCCGATTTCATCATATCGGGATTAGCATAAATCACTTCAAATTCAGCGAGTTCCATTAATAAATTGTTTGTAACATCTTCTTTATCAATGCCTATCGGTATTACAAAATTATCAAACACTGTATTGTCATAATTATATAACGCTAGAATGGAAAGTAACGCGCTCATTCTTTGTCCGCTCCTTTCTGCTTTTTATCTAACTGTTCACTATTCGGGTGTCCATATAACGACTGTTCCGGCTTTTTACGCCAGTCAACCGAAATTTCAATCCCGAACATTTCAACTGTTTTCTTGCAAACCTTTTGTAACTGTTCTAACCATAATTCGCACAAACTCTGTGTTTCTTCATTGTTAGCGTTTACTTCATCTGTTAACAGTCTTTCTTTTTTATCAGTGTTCGCGTTTGGAATGCCTATTGCCGTATTGTACATGTTTTCAATCTTTCTCATATCAGTAAGAATGTCACCTACAATATAGTTTTGTCCAACATTTTGTTGAAACGCTTGCCATGCCGGGGAACCGTCAGACTTTAATAACTTTTTATCTTGAACAACCGCGGGTTCTCCGCTTGAAATTTTATCGTATAATTTTTTCAAACTTTCTGCACCGGCTTTATCCTCTGCCGTAAATACATATGACAGTTTACTATTTAATAGATTTACTCCAGCGGTTTCTGCACATAGCGCCATCATATCTGCATAATAATTAACAATATCCATTATGCCGCCATAGTCTGGTTGAAGTTTAAACAATGTGCATTCTTTATCAATTTGCAATGTTAGCATTCCTGTTAATAAAGGATTTGTAATAACCGCGTGCGTTGGTTGATAAAAAATGTTGTAACCTTGAAGTCCACATGCCTGTGGTATTGCTCCGAATTTGTTTGTATTTAAGACTGAAACAAAACCCCAACAATAGAGAACATATAAAAAATAATCTCTTGACCACGTTTCCGGCATTTTCCACTCAAAAACAGACATTGCCTTTTGCAGTAAATAACGCCGGAAGAAACGCGCCATTCCTGTGTCATGTATATGTACTGTTGACGGTGAAACAATTGAATTTTGTGCATTGATATAATCATATGCCACTGGCGCGCCACAACCTATTATGTCACTCATAGAAAAAACCTCCCTCCATATGTGTTCTAATTGCTTCTTGCTCCTGTTTCGTTGCGGGAAGACTTATATCGGCATCTTTAACCATTATATAGCCGGATAGTGTGTCTATCCTTTTATTGGTGCATAATGGTCTACCTCTATGGTCTAAATCTTCGTCAACTATTTCTTTAAATTCATATTGCAAAGTGGGTGTTCCTCTTAAACTGTCCATTCCTCCATTACTTCCTATTGTTGTTGCAGACGGTATTTTAGACATTGCCGCGTTTCCTATAGCCGCCGCTCCGCCCGCTATTCCACTTGCCGCCGCTCCGGCATAGTTTCCAGTTAACACCGCCGCTCCTGTTGAAATCAAAGGCGCTAGAAGGTTCCCCACTCCAAAACCTTTATTTAATACTTGCGACACTTGATAATTCAATCCCACTTGCGTATGTGTCCACGACATATAATGAGTAAGTGCGGAACCTCCTGTTAATGCTAAAGTTCCTTGACCTGTTCTTAAATCAACTAACCATGTTATATATAGTGTTTCACTGTTTGCCATAATATCCGGGTCTAAAGGTATTGTTCCCCAAGGCGGGTAGAATAACGTATAACTTGTAAAAGGACTGTTATTTAAGTAGTTTCCTCTTGCCGCTTGTGGGTGTCTATTAATTGTAAAAGTATCTGTTCCGGCGCGTATTCCAGAACCATCTACTCTATCCGCTACACATGGCACATTTACAAAACCCACACGAATTGTATTAACACTTGTACCGCTCGTCTGGAATGGTATCCACATAATAGAAGTAATAAATTGTATTGGATTTGCTGTTGCTTTTGCTTGCGGGAAAACTGTTGACCATGTACCAATTAGAGCATCAATATATAAATCAGAAAATAACCAATCAAAAAACACGTCAAGCGCATCTTTGTAAAAAAGATAATATGTTGTACTCTGTCCGGCAATTCCAACAATAAACATTCCGTTTTCTATGCTATCAGTTACCCAATAACTTGCAACCTGTTGGTCTAGTGTTGTAGTTTTATTTGTTCCCGGATATGTTGTATCAACAATATCTAAATCATGGCTTTGTGAACTTCTTAAAACATAACAGGTTGATTCCCCTATGCCGTTTTTCCAAGAAGCTAAAGCATCAACTTCTAGTGTGGCATACCATAAACCATTTTGAAATGTCCATTCTCTAACAAAATAGTAACGGTCAAATGTTGGAATATACGCGTAGTTATATTCGCGCGGACTATCTGATAATCCTAAATCTAAACCAATAACAGGATTGAAAACTCCACAAGGTTCTTTTATTCTGCAAGTGTAACTAGCGTTAGGGTCTCCGGGTCTAGCTGTTGAATTTACTTTCTTAGAGAATTTATAAAAATTAACTGTAAAACCCATTATCACACCTCTTTCAAAATACCCACTGTAAAACAGTGTTCACAGTGGGTATCAAATGATTAATCAAGTAATAATACAACACCGTTTTCTGTGAAGTCATTCCAATATCTAGCGGTTTCATGCCAGAATATATTTGAATAGCCTCCTTTTGCATTGAATGGTGTTGGCGCGCTCCATTGATTAACAAGCGTATAACCTAGCGCGCTTTCATCAAAGATAACGCCAAAAATCGCATCAGTACTTGTTGCGCTTGCGGGTGTTACTAAATCTCCGGTTGCAACCATGTAAGTAGGCTTTACATTGATAGTATCTGGTGTTTCAATTGATTGCCAGAAATTAACCGTTTCATTATCGGCATACTTAATGAAATTGTCATGATATGTATCGGCAAGCACCATTGCTTCTGTCTGAAATCTTGCGGGTGCATAAAGATAAACTTTTTGATTTGACATTGGAGTGTGCCGCATAACTGACTTGTCGGAACCACCGCTTGAAACTCCTGTTCCGCTGTCATAAGTTCCTCCAAAATTCGTTACATTAACATGGAATTTTTTTGAACGCTCTGTCATGATTGCAGATAACACCGCAATTCTCGAATAAACCCATTGCATGAACGGCTTGAAGTTTGCGGGTAGATATACGGTTGTTGCTGTTAATGTTGAACCTGTTAAAGTGTTATATTCTGTTAACAAGTGAATAACATTTCCAGTATCTCCAACAATTTTTCCACCCATAAAATTTGCGATTGTTGCGCGCGCTAAATTTTCTCTAGCTTGTTCAAGTAAATCGGTTGCGTTCTGCATTGTCATGGAAACGAAAGAACCAAACTCATCGGGGGAACTAAATGCGCTATCTAACTGATCGCGGAAAATTGTTAATGACTTCTCAAACATGTTCGCACCGTAATAATTGGTTTGCAGAATGTTAGGTTTATTAACCTTAAACATATCTACTGCCTGTCCATCTGTTAAAGGAAGTCTTGCATCATCTTCAAAATCTTTATCGGAAATATTCAATTTTCTTGTAATGTTTCCGAACTGTTGATTTGACACTTCAATGCCACCAAATTTGCGGGAATAAGGACGAATGCTAAATATTGTCTTTGATAACACTTGACTGATTGCACCTAATAATGGGTCATAACCTGTCTTTAATGCTGTTTGTGCTACACTGGTAAACTCTCCGGTGTTGGTTGCTGTCAAAGCCGCTTTCCCGGTTGCTTGACTTACGATGCTATTAAGAACCGTTGATAACTGATTAAATGTTAAATCGTTTACTGCCATTGTCTAATCCTCCTTATTTCTTGCCCTGTGTTGGCGGGTTAATGATAGATGCTAAAACATCGTCCGCGCTCTGCTGTGCGGGCATTGTGGTGTTTAATAGCGCGTTTGCTTGTAACGCTCCTGTTAGCTTCTCTAATTGTGCCATAATAGGGTCTACTGGTGCTACTGGTGCTACTGGTGCTACTGGTGCTACTGGTGCTACTGGTGCTACTGGTGCTACTGGTGCTACTGGTGCTACTGGTGCGGTTGTTGTTGCTTGAATAAGTGCGGCAATCTGTGTCGCATTAAATCCAGCATTTACTAATGTTAAAATATCGTTTGCGTTCATGGTATCTCCTCCTTTATTTTAGAAACAATAGTCTTTCAATTTCTCTCCTACGCATCAACCCTGTTAAAACTCTTCCGGCAGATTTGTTATATAGTAAAATCTTGCAAGCAATTGTTGATTTGCTTCTTGTTCCAAGTGCTGTTAACTGGTCTATTGAACCAATATTAAAAGCAAAACTTACAAGAGCATCAAACTCGTTTTGTGTCCATTTATATTTTTTATCATATTTAGACACTTTCTTTTCAAACTTTACTATATCTTGTAGAAGTAATTCTTCTGCCTGTTCTTTCGTTATTTTCATACCTTTTTTAATGGAGTTTCCATTAACTTTCCCGGTATGTCCATATCCTATTGTCCAGACTTTTGCGGGGCATTGATACGCATAAAGTACTAACCCCTCAAATGTTTTAATTAATTCAATTCCGGCTTTTCCTATTTTCACTTCTGAACCTCCTTATCAAGCTTTTCAGCAAGTTTCGTTAGTGCAACGGTGTTGTTATTTAAAGCAGATGTTACACTTTTCATGTCCTCCGCATGCTGTTCATTTTGTTTGTCAAGTCTTTCATTGTTCTTGTCTGTGATATATTTGACATACCATGCCATTCCAAGACAAGCAACAATCGGAAATCCTACCGTTGTAATCATTTGTATAGTGTCCATTGTTCCTCCTAACTCCCGGATATTATAATAGGCGGTTATTCATACCCCTTGCGTGGGTGTGGTCTGCCTTCCGGGCATGCAATCGACCTTAACCGCCTAATGCCATTATATGTCAAGTAAAGACTTTTGTCAACAATATTTCGCATAAATATTCTTCAAATTCGATATTATTCTCCATGTATTCATCCCATATCCATTTATACTGTCGAATAAACCTTGCGCGCTCTGCTTCTCCTGTTCCAAATGTTTGCGGCGAACCTGTTAAGTGGGTGCTTATGTAAAATGTTCGATTTGATTTGTGTTCATATATTGTTATTTCTCCAACTGAAACAACTGGTTTATATTCCGCTATTGGTTTTGAAGAAATGCGCCCAATTTCATCCCCGGAAAAGTCATTGTTCAAACTCATTCTTTCAAAGTTTGAACCGCCTGTTAAACGATATAAAGCGGTTGTTTTCTTCTGCTGTGATATTGGGGATTTATCAAGAATAAACATTCCTATGCCTTTTTCACGGTCTATATAAACTTCTTGTTTTTTGCGGCGCATCTGTTCCGCTTTTCTTACTAAACGTAATTCCATAAAAATTGGATTTGCTAAATCGTTTGCATTTGCTAAACAAATACACTGTAACGGTTTTCTTCCTTTTAACTCTCTGTTACGGTTTATTGTTTCATATGCGTTAAGAAATGCCGCGCCCTCATTTTTAATCGGTCTTTCATGCTTTTCTGGGATAAACTCGTCATATATTTGTAATTCAACGTCTGACGCGTCAAAACCTCTTATATTTGATATTGTGGAAAGTGCGGCGGTAAATCCTAAAGGTGCACCGGAACATATTAATCTATCGTCCTGTTCAATCTGTTGATAAAATCCCGCGTTATATTTTGAAATGCTGTCGGTTCCTATCTTCCAACCAAAATCATTATTTAATGATTTGAACGGTGAAAATTCCGGCTTGTTTATTAAATCTGCTTGTGACTGTGTTCTACGCATATATATAAACTTGATTTTATCCTCTATAACAGTTTCAAGACTTGTATATGTCTTTCCTGTCGCGCGCCCTCCAACAATAAAATTAAATGGAAGTCCTAAAGATAGTATTTTTCGAATATCTATGTAGCCGCTATCTTGATATATTTTCATGTATCATCCTCCAAAATGGGCGGCGTGTGAATGTTATTCACCGCCGCCCATTATTAATTATTCTACTGTTGCATGCTTCACGAATGTTGCGGGAGACATGCTATAAGTTACTTCTTTTTCTTCGATAACTGTTTCTTTAATGATTATGCAGTTTTCCGGCTTTTCTGGTGCTGTTTCAACTTCCGAATATGTGACGGTTGCAGTTACTTCCTCTTTCTTGTCATAATCATACATAAGGCGTTCAACCGTTTTAGTATTTAAGACTTTCTTTATGTTTCTCATGTTCGCTCCCTCCTAACCCGCATAAACGCAAGTTATAAATTCGCGTCCGGCTTTACTGGTTCCGCTAATAACTTCGATTGCGGTTACTTCGATAGCGTCTTCTGCAAAAACATCAACCATACGTTCAAAATCTGCCATAAATGTTGCGCTGTTTGTTGCAAAAATTTCATTTTCCTGCGTTGCAATTGAAAGAATGGTTTGTTCCTCTCCCTTGCTATTGGTGTCTTCATATACGCACCATTTGGAAATCTCAATGCGTTGTGAAATCTGGTCTTTCATCTTCTGAACAGATGGTGCCATTGTTAAAAAATATTTGTCCTTTGCTGTCAAGTCTTTACTAGTTTTGATAATCTTCATTGTTGTTTCTCCTTTTTCTGTTTGTGTAGTACACATATGTTATGTGTCTGTAATAATATTACCATAATATACTATTATATGTCAATACCTTTGTGAGAAATTTGTAATAATTTTTCGTATTCTGCTGTCACTCCAAGGGTGTATGTGCTGTCTCGTAGAACTACGTTGGATGTTATTGTAATTTCGTGTCCGTCTATGGTATATGTTGTCGTTTCGGGATTGTCATTATATACTGCTTCTGTTCCTCCCGCTTCACTGAAAATAAACCCCGGCGCGAATGCTTCAATCCCTCCAAATTTCTCTAGCTCTTTTCCTCCGGCTTTCTTTGTTACTCCCGCTATTGTTATGTGTAAAGGACTTGTTTTCTGTTTATTAATTATGTATGATAAAATCTCGCCTGTTGTTTCTGGTGCTTCTCTATAGCAATACTTCTTTGCTCCTAGTGTTGCAAATTCTTGATATGTTTTTTCCATTTCATAGATACCCATATAATGAATATATCCTGTTGGGTCTGCCGCAAATGCTCCGCTTTTCTTGCTTTCTTTTATACGCTCGTTGTTGTATGCTGTCCAATCAATTTCTCCTGTGTATTTTACGCTGTCTGTGTCAGAATAAACAAAACCGTCACCCGCAAGGCGTATGCCCTCTTCAAGACGATAACGCGCCCATGCGGTTGTCCAAACTCCCCATTGATAACATAGAAAAGCTTTCTTGTTGCTTGCTATTAATAACTCTTCCGGGTTATCCTCATGTTTGATAAATTCATTGTCAATAAAATCAATTGTCTGTTTTACCGGGTCTTGTGCCATCATACCATAAATTGCATTAATTTTAGCTTTTGATTTCATATAAGCAAGTGCTTCATCTATCATCCCTTTTAAAGATGTTTTACCCTCATAATATTTTATAATAATATCAATTAAAGGTTTTGGAAGATTGCCATATCTAGCATGAGAAACATCGAACGCTACAAAATCGTTAAAATCATACTCTGATAGAATTATTTTAAAATCAATATCGGTTATGGTTGTTTCAAGATAATCTGCTTTTAAAATTCGTCCATTATCATATAACGCTTCATGTATGTTCCGGCACTTGTCGCGTGATAAATAAGGAGAACCCCAAAACTCGTCGCGTAGACGAACATTAGTCATTGTCACCCTCATAATAACGGCTTTCTTCCTAACATTTATTAGGTTGAGAAGTTCATCATATGCCACACCTCCGGCATGAAAGAAAGAAGAAACAGGAAATTGACAATTGCATAATACATCCGGGTAACTACTAACTCTATCCGCACTCTTAACATCATGTAATACAATTCCGGCATAATAGCGGTTTGCGTGTGTATTACCTCCGCGAAATGCTTCTCTACACATTAAATATGTACGATAATCCGGCAATTGATTTGATACAAATGTATGTGATACCTCCCTCATTGCTTCTTTAGCGTCACGCCGCACATATCCTGTTGAGGTTAAAGGAAATGAATAAAGATTGTCATTATCGTGGTTCATTTCAATTTCAATAGCTTCGACAAGTCCTAGAACATCGTTTGTCGCGTATTCTAATTCGCGCTCTGTCAGTTCTGTAAACCAAAACCGTTGTATTGAATAATCAAATTCTTCGCCGGATAATTTAGCATGTTTCGCGCCCATTTTATGAGTGTATTCATGTAAACTCATATTGCTATGAATATAACTGCAACGCATTTCTATGCGGTCAAACATTGACATTTTTAACACCTTGCGGCTATCAAGTGCAAAAACTTCCTCTTTCTTAAATTCATATATTCCGCGTAGAAATTGAAATTCATAAGAAAGATTATGAACAAATGTGCAAAGCAATTCGCCGTCTTTCAATGCGCTTGTTAAGCCGTTACAAAATGTTATGAACTGTTCCCATGTTCTTCCTATGACTGTGTATTCTTTTCCAAACTGCCATTGCCACATATACATAACAGATTGTTCTATTGCTTTTATTCGTGTTGTTTCAATATCAAAAGCGGTTATGATGTTTTTGTAATGTACTTTCTTTTTGGTTCCCGGATTGCCAACTGAACGCGTTTGCACCTTAATATTTTTTAACCATTCAAAGTCAAATTGTTCTGGTGCAATTGTTACGCTCATTAGTCGTCTACATCCTTTCTATATTGGCTTGAATTTCTAGGATTGATATTCTGAATTTTCTTTAGCTTCTTCTGTTTTCTGCCCCACGACCGAAACGCTTTTCTTAACTCTTCGTTTGACATTTCTTTCTTTTCTGTTGCTTCGTAAAATTCCGCTACACGTTTACTGTCATACATTTTATTTAGGTTAGAAACGCGGGCATATTCCATAAATTCCGCAAACTGTCTGTAATTGTCTTTGTTAACAAAATCATAACCGCGTTCGTTTAATGTTTGTACGCCTTTTTCACGCTGTTTTTCAAGTGTAGAAACGGAACTAACTTCCGCATTTACAAAGCGCGCAATGTCTGAAAATAAGTGTCTTAACTCTCGTTCTGAACCTATTTCTTTTAATGGTTTGTATTGTCCGGCATTAAGTCTGTAAATCTGTGTATCTGTCCATTCTGTGCCCTCAAAGCGTTCCAGACGCTTTCTAGCAATGGAACGTAGACGCGAATACTCTTTTCTTAATTCCTTGTCAGTGAGGTTCTTTGAGCCTTGTGGAGTGTATAACTCTTTTTCATATCGTAGTGTTGCTTTCTCACGTAAACCGCCTTTATATGCCATCTTTAATCACCTCCTTTGCTTTGTAAATCCACTTTAAAGACATGCAAAATAGTGCTGTTGCAAAAGACGAACGAGAAACATTTAAATCGTTTGCCATTCTGTCTATTTCTTCAACTAATTCCTCCGGCACAGATATTGATATTGTGACAGTCTTTTTCGCCATATTATCACCTCCTATCGACATAATATTACCATATAAGTTATTGACAGTCAATAGATAATGTGGTAAAATGTTGTTAGATAGTAAATTATGTTATTTAAGGAGGATTTATCATGATTAGAGTAATTTATTCAAATGGAATGATATTAGAACCCGCTAGAATGTCATGGAAACAGTTATCTAAAATAGTTAAGAGAGACTTACAGACTAATAAGAAATATTATGGTGAAACTTATGCGCTTGCTACTGTTTTAGAATGTGATAATAATTGGCATCCTATTAGACCAATAAAAATATTTACAACAATCAAAAAGGAGGATTAACAATGCAAATAGTAACTACATATGATAATGAAGGTTTAAGGTTATTACATCGTATTCCTGTTCGAATACTAGCTAGACAATGCGAAGTGTGCAAGATTAAAGTTGTTATTCATAATGGTATTATTACAGAAGCAACACAAGTTCACCGGGATTATGTGAGCGTTCATGATGGTAGAAATATGTACGGTAAATCAAACAGTAGTAAGCAAGAAACAAAGCGCGTTATTAATTCAATTTATGGTGCTTGTGTATGAAAGCATTAAATTATGATAAAACTATACATGTTGTTAAACCTCAACTTTCAATATGCATGTGCGGTATAATAACAACTAAACTGTTTTGGAATGACGCTCATATGTATCTTAAATATCCCGGTTTATCTAAACTATAAGGAGGTTAAAATGGACGCTATAACTCTTGACGAATTAATTGTAATATTACAACAACTTTCTATAAAAGGTTATGGAAATTGTAGAGTATGGGCAAATCTTGAATATAATGTCACTGGTGCGGGTGTGTGGACTTCAAATAATACTACATATATTGACATAGATTGCACCTGTTAAAGACAACACTTGACAAACGCATAAATATACAGTATAATATATTATATAGTACAACATAATACGTCACAAAACTACCCGGTTCTCTTGTCGGCTTGTCGGTCGATAGGGGAACCGGGTTTTTGTCGAATAATAATACGTAATCCC